ATTTTTGGGGAAGGGGTAGCCACGACAGGGGTTCTATTTGTGCTTCTTTCAACACGAGGTCTCAAACCCATTACCACTTCCCCATTCAGTTTTCAAAGAGCTTTTTATCTTAAGCAAACGTATCTTCGTACTCTTCGTACTCTTCGTCCGTCATTATGTACATCCAGTAGGCGAACATCGCACGAATATCGTCGCTGTCGTCCGATAAACACGGATACCAGTGGTCCCTACAATTTTCGACACTTCTTAAGTCATTTTTTAATTTATGGTAAAGTTCTGTTTCGGCGATAGCCCTAAAGATACAAACATGCTGTACCGCATAACAAAGACCCTCTACGGCAATACAAGACTGACCACCAGACCTCTTCATCTGCGGCGTACTGTATGCGTCGAATATCTTCCACCATACTTCTTTGCGTGTCATGAGACTACTCCTCTTTCCCTTCCATTGACATTTTTAACCCGGACGGCCATACCACGACCGCCCGGTACCACTGACATATATAGGAGTAAAACAGCGCCGAAGCGCTATGCCTTAGTGCTCAAGGACCTCAACAAACCGAACGGTGTCGAGGGGAATAGCATTGATATGCACCGTCTTCTTGCCGCCAGGGATAATGATCGAGCAGGACGTCTTCTGTTCTTTCTGAATCACCGTCTGCCTGATGATGACGGCATTATTAACGATATTCCACGACAATTCATCACCCGGCTCAACCGTGAAGATTGCAGTGGCAGCGTTTTCATCGCGGAAATGGATTAACACCCTATCCGTCGTGTACGTAGGTTCGATCTCTCGATTCTTCTGCATTATTCGGACTCCTTCTTCTGCATCTCAAATACCCGCTCTACTTCACCGCGAGTCACCCGCGGCTTATCGTACCCGTCAACCAGAGTGCGACGAAAAACAGCCCGAGCAGTCGTCCAGGACATCTTAAACGTTCTCCGTAACTCCGCCAGTGTGTAATACGGCTTATACTCTAATCCGGGAATTATCATATCTACCAACTCCTCTGTTATTGTGGTCGACAGCAATATACTGATTCTTTAATCCTTGTCAAGCAAAAAAACACATAAAAACACAAAATAACACAAAATAGGCCAAAAAAAGAGACTACTATTAATGTGGGATTTTTTCAAAAAAAACGGCCAGACTGTGGGCTGGTAGTCTGGCCGGAGAGCGGAAGGGATGCGAAAAGGACCGCTTCTAACGGAATAAATCTATTGAGCCGTAGATAAACGACCTGTCCGGGGCATCCGTAATTGGCACATATTCAATGCCGATGGATAGCCCGCACTTCCAGCCAATACCATAGCCAAGCTCCGCCTTGATAGCCATATTGAAATCATCGGAACCGTCATTAATGCCGACGATTGCTCCGGTCCCAAAAGCGGCGTATGATTTGCCGATCCCCAGGGTTTTCTCGCTCATAATAAATGTGCAGACCTCTTGGATTTCGCCACTCCCCTTGAAGCCATCGGAATATTTCATAATCGTCTGATTATACGTGACGAATCCGGTATCGGACTTGATCTTGGTGTTTCCGCCCACTGCCAAGGCGAACTTTGTGTTATCGCCATTGAATAGGACCCCGGCGCTTCCAACGCCATACATATCGACCTGAGCCAGAATGCCGTCTGCCGACACCAGCAACAGCAGGGCCACAATCATCAGAGTACAGATTTTCAACTTCACTTTGTACCTCCATCATCCAGGCCCTTCGGCCCTATAAATTTCTGAACGCTCTTCTCAAGAGCTTTGCCACCAACCAGCGTGATGACGATCCATTTGCCGTAATCCATGAACTGAGTCAAGATGTACGACCACTGTTCCGGCTTCTGATATAACACAATACCGCAAAGAACCGCAACTAAAATCAGAGCCGCAAAACCAAGACTGTAGGCCCGGTTTGTTTCAGGAGCAAGCTTTACCGCCATAATTTACCTCTTTTCTTTTTCGAAGATATCTATGAATCCAACAACATCGTCCCGATAGTTATAGGGCAAGCACTTCACCCGCGCATCGAGTTCGGCCGCCTTTGACACTGTAGTACACTTCTCGCTGCCTCCCGCAGCTCCTATCGTTATTCCTCCGTCAAGGCAGTACATTATGTGGCTGATACGAAATAGGCTCCCGTAGAAAACCAGACAGCCCTCAAACGGAGCCCCCTGGAAGACCTGGTAATCTCGAGATTTGAAATAATCAAATATCATCGCGGCCGACATACCCGTCTTTATTTCCGGAAGGCGCCCGACCGCCGTTAGGATATCATGAACGAACCCCGAACAATCGAACCCGATCCGATACTTCTTCCCGCCGTAGATATAGGCCACATTATAATGAGCAAAGGCTATCCGGCGTATGATTTCATAATGGGGATGGTCTTTCATCACGGTACCCTCGGCGCGTCAAGAATGTTCAGCGGGTCGGGCAGCGTGTCAACAAGAAAGCGGGTATAAGATGACCCGAAGAAATAACTGCCCGGTATCCCCGCAAATCGAAGCTCGTAATACGAGCCAGGCGGACAGAGCTTTGTATTGGCCGGAACATAAAATGTGAATCGACCATTAGGATCCGCTTTTGCCGGATACGATATCGGAATAAATCCCCATGTTGAATCGCAGAAGTGAATCCCCGGCTCACCTATTAAAGTCAAGAAGGCTTTACCGCTGGTGATCTTTGATAACACTCCGCCCGGCGACACTTGGCTATATGCCATATTTATGTAGCAAGTCACGTAATCGACCGATGTACTGGCATAAGTGACCCCGCCCGCGGCTGATGAGTTGTGGAAGATAATCGACCCCGAAAGCCAATCGGTTATTCCGTTATACAGAAAGCGAACAATGAAATTATGAACGCCAATATCCATTGAGGCGCAGGCAATAGTAGTGTCTATTCCATAAACCGAAGTCCATATTGTCGTATCAACTGACCCTTGTGATTCGTGAATCATCATTATTGAGTCACAAAAGGCAACATCGTACTTCACAGACAAACTGCCCGCAGCAGCATCTCCACCTGTATAGACGTTATTGAAAATATCGGTCGCCGAATACTTGGTTGTATCACCGATATAGTAGACGGCAAATTCGAGGACGTTTACACCGTCGGCGAGTGAGCCACAAGAGATTGAAGTGTCTATCCGAGTCGTGTCCGTGACAGAAACAAGAGTGTCAAAGCCGGAAGAATTATGGAGTATCAGGAAGGCCGAATCAGCCGACTTAAACTCATAGTACGGCCAGAGATTTCCTGTTGCCTGCGCGAAGGCTAAGGACGCAAAAAACAGGCATATAATCAACATTTTCTTCATTATGGTATCCTCACTTTGCCACCAACGATGGCAGTACCTTCAATCTTATGGAACCGCGTTGTTGAAAGAACACCCCAATTAGCGCCGGGATGCGTCCATGTCCGACCGGAGTGCGTCACATCTATTGTAAAACTGGTTGTATCGTAGAACATATATGAATCCCAATCCATGAATAATTCTGTCACGGCTCCCGCTGTTGAGTCGTGCCCCTGAGACTGCCAACCGGCAAAGTTGCGGTCGCCGGCAGAACGGAACGGGGTTGCAGTAGAATCTGTCACATTTGCGTCATACCAGTTTGAATCAATATCCCACTGGTCGTAGTTTGCATCAGACCGGAAAGCATAGTGTCGATAATAATCGCCAGTCCGGTATCTCCACCCATCCCAAATAGTGACGTAAGTCCGACTTACAATATTATATTTTGCAGTCGTCGTTAGTGTCGAATCTTCTGCGTGCCAATCCCATATAGCGTTATTACACCGGCGTATAGTATTGTTTAGAATAGCATGACCACCATGAAGGTTCGTCACTTGATGATTCAGGGATATCGCCGCTTCACCAATACTGTCAAAGATGCAGTTGATAACTGTATCGTGGATACCGGTTTCACCGGCGCAGACACCATACCCACCGAGATTATTAAAATAGCATGAATCGACGACGTTATTTGACATCATCGTGTCGTGGATATCGATTTCGTTTTTCCAATAAAGACCAGTACCAGGCAGGTTTCGGAAAGAACACCCCTTGACGCGCCAGTATTCAGCACAGTACCCTTCTATCCCCGAGCCGGAATGTTCGTAGTATGAGTCGTTCGTTCCTATCGCTTTTGTAAAGTCACAGTTATAGATCTCAACGTGAGTTGCAACTTTGAAATAGACAGGTGGGCCGAACGCTTTTGTCCGAGACATAATCAAAGCAGGATTTTCACCATACCCATGTCCTACAAATTTCAGAGAGCATGAGACAATTTGAATTGAATCGACCGCCCCGTTTGTAAATAAAACACAACCCTGTTTACCGTCATATATCTTAAATCCTTCAATCCTAATCTTTTGTTGGGCGTCCTCAGCAAAACGGAATACCGGACGAGCCGAACCACGAATAGTCCCGAGGTTTGAAGGGGTGATGCCATTAGGAAGTCCAATATAGATTGTGTCGTTGGCCGTCCCGCCAGCATTCTCCCTATGACACATCGTATAATTACCGTACTTCAAAAGGGAGTCGATACTATTGTAAGGTTTGAACAGCGAGTCGCCATAGCGAAGAGTCCAGCATCGGGCCAAATCACCACCTTCGTCACCAGCAGAGCCAGTCCATGTATCTCGAAAGGCATGACCAACAGCAACCCATACATCGACAGAATCCGTGTTAGAGTAAATCACCCATCCAGTGATATTCTCGCCACCTGAAAGAGTCGCCGTAAACCCTGGTCCTCCGTAATACTTTGATGAATCTATATACAACGTCCAGCCCGAGTCGGCCCCATTGAGAGGGGGGATGATTTGAAGTGAATCATAAACACCGGCGCCGAATACTACGGTATCGCCGGCAATTAAATTATTGTTTACGGCATCAATGGTTCGAAACGCATCATCCCACGAATGCCCACCATTCGCATCGTCACCATTGGCCTTCGAAACATACCAGATGTTTTCATTGACATCCACACCTTCCCAACCAGCCGAACGAGCAAGCAACCAGAGCATCGCCTTGCCGTGAGACTCGCAGATATAGTTTGCGGCGTCGGGGCAGTTGTAAGGGACGTAACTTGTGACATTCCCCGCATGATGGCAGTTCCAGTCGCCGATATTGGCCGCAGTTGTCCAAGTCAGGTCTGTATTTGTAATATATTCACACTCAACCGGAGTTATGCTTGAATCCGAAATGTATGTTTCAATCCAAGCGTCAGTTGAGCAGTGAGCCGTTGAATCGTATTGTTGAGTATTCCGGTTAAACCCAAGGATATCCGCGACATCGAATATGAAAAAATTATCAAGGGTAATAGTATCAGCCAGACCTCGAACCCAGTGGTTCAACTGAGTAATACTATCACGGTGTCCTTGAGTAAAGGTCGAATAACCCAACTGCGCTGTCTGCATAATAACAGCGACATTAGGGAAGTCGCTTGCCAGATTGTGCATTGCCGTTATATGAGCAATGACATCTAAAGAGTCGTTCGTTGTGGTATTGTGGGAGAATGACCATGTGATAGCATCGATGTCGGAATTGTTTGTTAAGGTATCTCGGAGAATATTTATATAACAAGTATCCCCGCCTTGTCCTAAGTCAGATGCGCCACAGTTCGAAGTCCACCATTCAGAGCCGACAAACGGGACATGATGAAGGGTGCTGTTGTCAGCGTACAGGTATTCCATACCACAGATATTCCGGCAACCGTGAGATTGGTGCAGTTGCCAGATATATTTCGTAGCGATGGAATCCCGCCAAGCTGCTGGTATGTCCTCGTACTGGTCCACTGCATTATGGTCAGCCGTTACGATAGCCGCATTAGTTGATGAAATAGCGACGAGGCAAAGAACCAAACTTATTAAAATGGTCTTCAGCATCATTTCTCCCGATTATTATTACTTGTGGGGTCGGGCCGCCAGCAGCGGGGATCCCAACATCTTTTAATACATACTGCGGCCTCGATGCCGGTGTTCCATAATCTTCCGATTGTATAACAAGAGTTGTCGCAGCATTCGTCGGGCAGTTAATGTGGTCCCTCCAGTAGCTTCTGGCGACCAGAATCAGCCCGTTATTAGTCAAAAGCCCCTGCATCATAGAATCAACCCCGGCGTGTGGAACGGACAACGTACAAACATTAGAACTGCCGAGGTCGCTGACAATAAACGCCCCATTATTCTGCCAAAATCCAGACGAATGACTCGTATCGAAATCACCGCCAACCGTAGTCCAACTATTACCGGTTGAGTATATATTCCATGTCGCTTGACCTACAACCGCGGCCCGGGTGCATCGGAATACGTCTATCGTATCCGCTGTGCCGTCGGTCAAATCGTATCCAAGTGTCGTGATAATCAACATTCCCGAGCAAGTGTCATACCCTGTTCCGTCAAGATTCACTTTTACCCAAGATGTTGTATGCCCGGTCATGCAACTATTAATATCATATCCTACTCGAATCGCCGTCGCCGTTCCATAGTTTGTTGTCGCTGTGGCTTCTCGCAAATACGTGTCTTGGGTCGAGTCCTGACTGTTAATCGTGACATCAGCCGCCCGTAGTGTCCACGGTAACAACAGCAGGATAATGACAAGTAAAAGTATCTTCCGCATCACTCCACCTTTTCGTATGTTTTTTCAAAAATGCCAGGCTCACAGGGGTACAGTTCTCCATCCACACCCTTGAGAAGCCACCAGCCACGCCTGAGTTTTACATCCCCTGAAAGAGTTGGAACAATCAAGGAGTCATTACCAACTCTTACCTTATCTCCAGAAAAGGAGAATATCTCTTCATCATTTGCTCCGAAGTATCTTACCGCCTCAACGACAACAGGAATTTTTCTGTACTTAGCCATTTTTAATCCTTTGTGAACGTGATTGCACCGCCTATCCAGTCAACATCAGTTGCCGGAACGATTACCCATATCGAACCGTTGGCGGCGATATTTGCATCCATAAAAGTAGTCGAATGGACATGAGCCGAATCATTGGCAATCGTTAAAGTATCGATATAACCAGTCCTTGCCGTCAGGCCGGAAGTCTCCCATTCCTCAAACTGAAGTGCATACGTTCCAGTCGAATTTCCGGTGTATAAATCAAGGCGGGTTATCGTTATCCCACTCGGGTACATGGCCGGAGAGACGTAAAAGAGAGCAACTGTATCGTTTACCGCATCCGGCTTGACAATAGAGAAATTCACACAGACAGTATCAACGACCGCCTCGATGGTGTCCCGAATCTCTGACCGGACAACATCTCCGGTGTCGCTCATATCACCTTTTAGTGTCGTTGAGTATGCCCCTGTATCGGCGATTGGGAAATAAGTCTCGTCAAGAGCATCGACAGAATCAACGGCTCTTAAAAAGTTAGCCGTGTCATTAGCGATTGCATCCAGCTCGGCCTGAGTTACTTCGGCAACAAAATCATAGGTACTGTCGGTTGAATTGTACGTTACCGCTATGCCTGTCTCTGTGTTCCCCGTTACCGCTTTGGTCATTCGAGCATTGATTGTATCACCGATATCAGCAGCGACATTTCCGGTAGCAAACCGACCCGTCTGATTAATCATTGAATCGACCAGAGATTTGTTAATCGATGTCGTATCAGAACCAGATACAAACTTAAACAGACTGAGTATAGCCAATGAGTCATAAGCAGGCAAACCATTGCCACCACTCATCACCCAATTTGTCCCGTTGTTATAGAACTTCAGAGTATCGTTCCCGCCAGTGCAGATTTCAAGAGTATCATTATCCCAATAGACCTTATCAGCACCACCAGCGGCCTCTGACAAACATAATGCAGTATCACCGGAACCGCCGCCAGTAGGAGATACAACCCATGTAAAACCACCAGAACTCTGATCGTAGCTCAATAGATAATTATCGGTCGGACTATTCGTGGCCGATAAATCCTCCTCAAGAATTACTCCGTTTGTAATTTCGGCAGATGATACTGACGGTCCCATCCCATATAATTGAGTTAAGGTATATGGCCCAACATTGTTATCCTGCAAATTCATAGCGCCGGAGTTGTTGTAAATCTTCCCCTGTGTCACATGGGTTTTTATGGTATCAGCCTGAACAGATTCCATAGCCGATATCGTTGCATTGCCACCACTACCTGCCAAGTTTTGATATAAGTTTATAGAAGAAACTGGCGCACGGAGTCGAGCTACGGTAATTGCCGTTGCATTTATTGAATCAACCCCGATAATATCGTTGGAACCCATATTAATGTTCCCGGACAGAGTGCCCCCATTATACGGAAAATAAACAGCGGAGACATCACCCCATGATGTGACCGAATCGTATGCCTCTGACCATTCCGAAGCGCTTGCGATATTACTATCGGGGACATCACCGTATAAGAAAAAGTTGACCGCCGATCCAGACACACTGGCACCAATCATGTGCCCGCCGCCGATTGTCGGGTTATTAACATCTACTTCACCACCGACACCACCCGTATCAATAACGATATCGTCACCCGAACCAGCACCCGGAGCAGCCTCCCACCGAGCCTTACCGGATGTTGCGTCGTAAGTCCAAACATAATTGTCCGTTGCCCCGACCGATGTATCCTCAGCTACACCACCGAGGAATTTTGCCATTGACCATCGGCCAGCATAGGTCGCCGTCGTTGAGTAATCTCCCGTATCGACATATTGGGTATCAATGGAGTTGCCCTCAAAGACCAGTATCGATGGGTCATAAAGAAGCCTATACGCTCTCGCAGAATCATGAGCACTGATATTTACTACGTGGTTGTTGACAATTTTTAACCTGGCCGGTGTACTTGACGGGTTAATGACATGAATCGGATAGCGATATGAAGAATCAATCGGGCGCCCGAACCTGTTGTTTTGTATGACTACATGACCCGCGCGTCCGATGTAGATACCAGACGTTCCTGAAGCCGAATGATTCCGAAACGAATTCTCACTAATGGTGATATTGTCAGGATAACTCGACGAATGGGCATAAATATCGTATTGATTCCGCTCAAACAGACAGTTCTGAATATCGACACCATCCGCCTCATCAAACGATATCCCCCTGTTCCAGTTGAAAAACGAGCAGTTGATATAGGTTACACCCATTGCATGATATCTGTGCATGGCTCCGGTTGGGACACTTGAGCCATATCCCGCCGCCGCAGTCGTATCTTGGCCGGTGAACGTGCATCCAATCACAGTCAATGGAAGAGAAATAGTATCGGCAGAACCAGCATCTTCAACAGAACCGGACACACGGATACCCCATGTCCATACGTTATTAAAATGAGAGTTTATTAGCAATACGGCCGGACTGAACCCATCTTGGTCAAGGTTGCAGTCTGAATGGGCAAAGGTAAAGCCTAATGAATCAGGGCGGATGTCAATGCCCATATAAGAGTATTCAGTTGTTATATTTGCTACCTTTGCGCCATAAACACCATCAAGAGATATCGCGTATCCATTTGTGTCGGGCGGGTCAAGAGAATCAACCCATATATTATTTAGGTCAATGTTTCTCGGGTGATATGTGGAATCGTTCCCGTCAGAAGCATATTTAATTAAAACGCCAAATCTGGTAGAATCATAATTGGTTTCACACCTGACGTTTTCCACCTTGACATTATACGTATTACCGGTGATAACAATATCGGCACCTGCATTGCGGTTTGACTTTGCGGTCAGATTTGATATCTCGATGTCGTGATATCCAGAGCCAGTTGTTCTGTCACCAACAGAAATCGGAGAACCAAATTCCTCGGCCCCAGTCGGCGGTGCCGAGTCGGACCACATCGTTTCAATGATGCTAAAACCTTTTATGGTCGTATTATTACGAAGTACAAATCCTTTTGCGGCATCAACAAAACGTACCCGTGTCTGATTACCGACAATCTCCACACCCGATGGGATAACTATCGAATCTTTCAAGAGGACAACGCCTGAATCGAGCCTCACGTATCCGGTAGTTGTTTGTGCCCTGCTGATTGCTGCCTTCAAAGCTGTGGTTACATCTGTTGAGTCAGTAGCAATACCGCCATCAATTTTATCGTACCGCGGTGGTTCCGATGGAGGCGTCCCACTGTATGCCAGTTTGAAGAAAGCGAGAACCAAAAGAATTAATCCAAAAGAATACCATACGATCGGGAAATACTTCTGGTAAGCCGACTGTTTTTTTTGTTTACGGTGCTGCATGATTACCCTCTCCACGGATATAAAGGTTTTCTATCCGCTCAATCCTGACGGTATTCCGATTGATCCCGTCCTTGATATTTTCAAACTGAATCGCCTGTTGAGCCTTAATCTCGTTGATTGAGTTTTCTGTGGCATAATGACTTTTCATAATGGCACTTAGGATAATCAGAAGGCTCAGGAATAGTCCAACGAGGTCAATGGCCAGCTTTGTCCGTCCATTCAGTGTCTCTTCAATCTTTTTTAACATCATTCCCCTCCCGGAGCAATATCTTGATTGAACTTATTTTTCAATTCCTCTATCCTTTGCTGCATAATCTTATCGGGACCGATAATATTTTCATATAAATCGCCCATCGGCGGCAGTCCCATCTTGCTTCGCCAAACTCTTCGAGCCTCAATCAAGTCTTCTCTGGTAGCGCCTCGCGCCGACAAGCTCTGTTCCAAATTACTCCACGTCGCCTGCAACTGCAGGAGCTTAACCGCCGTCTCTTCCATTCCGTCGAAGTCACCCTTTTCGTATTGATCATAGAACAGCTTATAATATTTCGACTTGACCCCACCCAGAGCGATCTTAAACAGGCCGGGTCCATCCTGACCATTCAATATCAGGGCATCGCTGATTTCCCGGATAGCGTTCTCTTTGATTGTCGGTTCGCCAAATACTGTCCACGACTTCGCGTCCAGTGCTTCCTGATACGCCTTGATGCCCTTGTAGGGAGACATACCCTTGTACATCGGGACGGTGAAAGCAAACTGCGATTCGCTGAATGAGAACGGCCGGAACATCGAGGCCGCATGTTTGGCCCGTTCTTCCAAATTCTCCCAAAGGTCGAGGTCTTCCTTGCGCCACGGCATTTCCCAACCGGAACCAATTTCTGTACCAGTTGCCTGATTAATCACCTGACGAGACAACATCCCCATCTTATTCCCGACTGTCTTCCAAGGCTCGGTAAACCACCCGAAAATCTCTCGCGCCTGCTTACCGAGCCGGGCATAGTAATGAGTCTTATCAGCATCCCAATCATAATCCTCGGTCAACGGCATCTTTGACCAGACCATCTTCCCGGCCTTGATTATCGGAGTCACCTCAATATCGTATTTATGGTCATACTCATTGTCCCAAGGGCCGTGCCCCGTGATAGCGTAATTCAAAGCAACGGTAGCAGCTCCAATACCCAATGCCATATTTACCCAATACTTCGCCATCACTCGGCGAGCAATCGGATCGGTAAACGTCTTCGTCTGGACACCGGCGATGCGAAGGTTTGACCACGTATAGTCAGGGGCAAGTAAGGCCCTGCGAGCATACATAAGATTTCGCGGCCTGAGCCAGAGATGCGATTCCCATTCCTGACCACCAAAACCATTATTGATGCTGGCCGCAATCGATTCCTTGATTTGCTTAATCATCTCGGGAGTCGCATCGGGGAATTTCTGCAATATGTCACTGGTCAGCTTGTAATAGGTATAGAATTTATAGCCCTCATGGATATCACTCCAAAGGTGCCGATTCATTTTGTCATGGGCTTTCCGGAAAATACCGACGACATCGCCTGCATAAGGAATACTTTTTCGGTTGAGATAATTTTCCGTTGAACGGAAGAATCGGTCTACGTGGCCGAATCCCATATCCGCCTGCATATTTGATGCTGGCTGAAGACCGTGCATAATTGCATCACTGACAAACTCGGGGTTTTCAGAAATAAGTTTCTTCCCGATCTTCCAACTGGCCCGGCCGGTCGAGATATTGTATATCTCTTTAACGCCGAGCATCGCCACACCTGATTCAGACTGGTTGATATTGTGGAAGAACGATGCAAGCAGCGCGGTGGATTTTGTCAATCCATTCAGGACATCATAATGATACCCCAACCACTCCCGTTTGGCATAAGGATTATCAAAAGCCATGTGAGCAATACGTCGATACTCCGGCGCCACCCAAACACTTGCCTGATGAACGATCATATCACCCTTGATCTGATTCACATCAAAATATTGATTCCTTTTAGTGGCGACAAAGGACGCGGCCTCTTCATGGGTATCAAAGATTCGAGTAGCCCTGGCAGCGCCTTTCTTTCGGACTTCAAATCTCGGCGGCCCCTGCATAGCGAATGAACGCTTCAGGGCGGGGGAATCGAACCGTTCCCAACCAGTTGAATTTTCCGGTGGCTTTAACGACAAAGCACGATTCCCGAATTCGTCAAAGGAATTTTTAAGCATGTTGGCAATCTTACGATTTCCGGCAATTCGCCAGTTCATATCGGCCCATACCCTCGTCAGATAAGAGACATCCTGAGTTACCGGCTTCAGCCCGGCACCCATCGCCTCCTTCAAGGTGATCATTTTTCGAGCTTTGGCACTCGGGCTGTGAATGAGCTTCGTATTGACGACATTTTTAATATGGTCAGGTCGCCCCTCGTACAGGTGCATCAAATAATTCTCGGTGAAGTCAATGTATTCGCCCTCTGTGAAGCCAGCCAGGTACGCATTCACGTTCTGCCTCTGCTGCTCAATAAAGGGCCGATAGGCATCTCGCAGGGCTCGCGTTCTATCATTCACAATCGGGGGCCTGTTTTCGGCTATATTGTCAATACCTTCGATCATGGCTCCGACATCATTGCGTTCGGCTTCAGTATATTCCTTATCCCATTTCCGGGTCTGGTCGTTGACCTTGTAAATCTCATCGCGGACCTGCCGGGTGATTTTAATGTAATCGGCCTCCTTCTGGTTCCGGATCATTCTGAAGGTCATAGAATGACCACGGAATATACGGCGAGCTTTGGCATATATCTCAGGGATGATAGACCGGATGTTGTCGCCATGTTCGGCAATCATTTCGCGGGACCAATCATCGAGACGGAGTAAGCCTTTTGCCATCTTCGCGTAACCGATTGTTGCCAGTTCCTTGATTGTCTTTGCGGCCAGAACCGGATCAACGCCGGACGACAGGTTATTCATCGCCTCTTCACCGAGTTCTCGTAGACGGGCTTTTGCCTCTGTTTCCAGAGCATCGTACTTCTCGAAATACTTGATGCCGTCCGGCTCCGACCTGACGATTTCCTTCAGGTCATCCACCATGCTCTTTTCCCCGGCTTCTTCGGCCATCTTGACGCGCTTCCGAATTACAGAAAACTTCTCGACCGGAGACAGCTTGTCAAACTCGGCCCCCGGTATGTCTGCCGGCGGGGTCTTACCCGAGGGCTTCGCCGGTTCCGCAAACATATCGCCCTGCTTCTCAACCAATTCATCAATGCCGCCCTGCAACCGGGAAATCTCACGTTGGGCCTCGTCCATAATATCACTCTGCGCCTTGATTTCCTGAACCGTCTGGGCATTGTTTCTCATCTCCTTTGCTTCATCGAAGATTTTCCTTTGACGACGAATTTCGGCCACGATCGGACCGGTATCGGCCCGAGCATGTAGACCGACATTCATTTCCTGCCCGAGATCAAGTGGCATCTCTGGGGTTCGTAAAGCGTCTCCCATGTTTTTATCAATCAGGGCCACGAATTTGTCCTTTGGCATCGTATAATGATTTTTTCCGCTCTGATAGAGGTACTCGAATAATTGGTTCTCATGATAATTGGTCAGTTTGTCCCCATACTTTTCGCGCAACTCCCCTATCCATCGGGCAAAATGGTTGATGCCCGGAGTCGCCAAGTCGGTGTTCTTATTATCCATGTACTCAATGAATTTTCCGAGCGGGGACAAGTTTTGATATGCCTCAAGACGGGGCAGAAGATTGGGACCAAAAACATTTTTCAATCCCGCATTATCCATCCCGGTGCTTTTAAGCGTCTGATAGCTTTTAATCTTGGCCTGAATTGTTAATGGGGTGGCCCCTTCGTTGGCTAATCCATGAGCATACTGAATCGCTTCGGATTCGGTTCCCTCAAAAAATCGAACCGGCGCCTCTGTCTGCTTTGCCCGACCAAGCCCCTCAAATCGACTATGCCCTGACAAGACGTAGATTTTCTTACCAACCGGATCGCGCCAGACTACTATCGGGTCCAAATATCGATTATCGTAATTCCCTTCAAGCCGAGCGGCCGAATCCTCTGAAAATTCTGTGGTTCTCGGCTGAAACCGCTTCGTGTCAACATTGATATCCTTCATCGGTACAATAACTTCTCGGCCAGCCTTGTAGCCCTCTGTCTGTTCAGGCGGAGTAATCTTCTCTTCTTTCGTCAGGTCAAGTTTCGAGACCGTCTTCTCTTCACCGAACTCGCCCTTCACGTCGACCAGATCGCCACGGTCCTCGACGACAGTGACCGGCTCCTGCTTGGGACCGGTGGCTGTTTTTTTGCCAGGCTTCAATTTCGAATCAGAATCAACCCTTTTTGCCCCTTCTACGAAAACGTGCATCTCCCGTTCTCCAAGCGTGCCATTTTCATAAATAATACCATCATGTCCGTTTTTCTTGGCATAGCTTTTCGCCAAATCATCAAATCGGACTTTGGCATTCAATGGTTCGGCCAACGGATCGCCATCATACCCAATCCTTTCAGCGAGGGACTCCTTACTGTCTACAATAAGGGGGTTCTTAGGCATATCAGACGCATTGGCTTTTGAGACTTTCCCAAAATTACCAGCAACATCCTCGGAGGCAGAATAGAATTTGTCGCCACCACCAGAATTTCTTTTATCTTCACCTCTGAACCATTCTTCAGGCTCAATCTTCTTTGCCACCTCCAGCGTGCCAGTCGTCGTCTCCGGGGCTTTCTGCTCTTCCAAGGGTAGTTGTGGCTCTGATTTCGTTTTCGTCTCTACGGGCTTCTCAGGCGGTTTAACGGGCACTTTTGGGGCGATATCTTCAGGGGCCAATCGCTCGGGGACATAATCGGGATTCGTGTACGCCGGTTCACCGCGGTCTAACCGCGCCCTGACCTTTGCGGAAGATTCGTATTCCCATGTAGGCTTTACATATATGGGGTTTGACGGCTCGGTTCCGCTCTTGCCACCGGTCAGCATCCATTCGGCTTCGGCCCCCTCATAGAATCCGGCCTTGACCGGACCCTTGGCCGATTTGTAGAATCTCGGATACCGTTTGATATTCCCGCCAGATTCCAGATATTCCATTTCATACCGAGTCATCTCATCGATATTCGCTTCCGGGTTCCGCTCTTTGATCTTTGCGGCCAAATCATTCCGCTTGCTCGACAGAATCTCGTTGGTCTGAGCCTGATTAACCTCCTCGACCGGAACTTCCGCCTTTGGCGCGGCCCTCCGAGCCTCTTTTTCTGCCTGCTTCTTCGACCAGTCGGAGAATTCCTGCACGGTCTCGTCAACGACTTCTTTCCGGACTTCGGCAGCCTTAGCCTCTTTTCTATCGGCCAAGGCTTTCCTGATTCCGGCATCCACCCGAGCATCTTCGGCCGCCTGAGCCGCATCGTTGATTTGTTGCTGGAGTTGAGCTTCCTTGGATTGGGCAATCGCATATTCCCGGACCTTGGCGTTCTTATACATCTTCAGGCCCTTTGACATGCCGCCGCGAATCATCCAGTAGTGGAGAAGAGGATTGTCGTAGAATTCGACATACGCCTGCTTTACGCGCTCATCCGAAGCTGGCGGACCAGGCAGAACCCCACCAGTCACATCCTTGGCCCCCTGCTGAAGCAATATAACCATATTCTCAATCGGACGAAGGAGTTGCAGAGAATTCGTGAATATTCGTTTGGTCTTATCCTTCCAAGGTTCCTCGGCCGGCTCACCATTCTTCCCTGTCGGCTTGCCGCCATTAACAATATCATTCAGGCCGTTGAGCAAAAATTTTGGAATGCCCGAGACGTTCTTGTCGATAATCCCCATCGGAGTTCCGAAGATATACTTTATCTTCTGCTTCAAGTCAGCATCCATGAATTTCTGGCGGTCTTCCGGTATTGCCACGTTGATGAAACTATCAGGGTCTCGCATTCCGGTTTCCCTGTCAAAACCGATTGAACCAAGGAACCGATCAAGCAGCTCATTCGCCGACTCAAGGTCAGACGAGGGACCGCTTTTAGGCGGCTTCACCCCCGTGACTTTCCCTGCCGCATCCAACTCCGGCTCAAAGGTCGGAACATCCGTAAAAAGAACGTCTTCAAGGAGTTTTGATAATTCCGGGTCTCCGGTGATCGCCTTGAATATCTTGAATCCCAGACGATCAGCCTCGTCCACGGTCTTCTCAACTTCTTTTAGAAACCCGTACTCTTCATCAGGAGTCCTGAAGATTTTCTCCCACCCCTTGTTCTCAAGGTCAGGCGGTAGGATGCCAACACGCATAGCGGCCTGTATCTGAGTCTTTTCTTCATCATTCACGCCATCGGCGCCGTCGACCATGAACCGGCGGACAGCATCCTGAAACTCCGGACTGGTCTTGGCAAAGATAGCCTCGGGCGGGATGGAATTGATTACGCCGTTGATGGTGTCTTCCATGCGCTGCTTATACGAAGAAAACGGCTCCGAATTCATCGGCCGCTTGGAGAAATCGAGAGCATAAACGCTCTGCGACTTGGTGGGATCGTCCCGAAACCATTTCTTCGTAAATCCCTGGGACTCTTCATACATCCCATGTGGCATGTTGGCGGGGTCAGCCATTATTTTTCATCTCCGGTCATCGACTTGATTACTTTAATCGCGCCATCGGTATCGTTGTTATTCATGTACTCGAACGCCGTCTTGAACTGCTCAATAGCAAGGGGCGGATAGCCCTGTTGGACAAGCCAGTCAACGAGCAATGGCGACCACTGTCCTTCGGTCTCTTTCCACTTCTGGAACAAATCGGCATGTACGCGCTTCGACGGGCCGGACAGATTAGCGTTGTCCGCGATAGCATTTCCGATTTCAAGCATATTTGAGGCTTCTCGGAACAGAACTTCATCCTTGACCATTTTAGTCCCATAATGATAATTCTCTTCAAGAAACGTGCGGATGCCCTTATATGTATCAATGACCTTTCCTGTTTTCGGGTCTTTTTTTGGATCAAGAAGACCGGCTTGCCACCCTTCAAATGCTTGGTCGGCCGTCCATCCCCAAGGAAGTTGGAGTTTCAGAGCCGCCCCAATTCGTTTTTCGGCGTTTGGGGCAGCTTCCTTCATCATTTCAATCTCACCTGTGCCCATTTTCTTTTGCCAATCGACTGGACCATCAGCGATTTTCTTGCCAATCAGGAACGCCTTCTCTCCGGAGTCCAGATTCTCCCAATAGGCTTTTTTCGGGTCATTCAGGATGTTCTGCAACATGGCATCTTCAGTTGAATTGAACGAGCCGTACAGCTTCTTCTCCGAACCCTCCTTGCCCGCATCGGCCCACTGACCATGTTTGAAATAGTTCCGCATCGCCGGATCAGAGATTGACTGGTCAACCGCGTTGGAATATCGCGTCGCTAACTCAGGCGGGGTCCGTTGCCAATCAACCGTCCCGTCTGCCCGCAGCGTCAACTGCGACTTTAAGGCCATCAGATTCCCGACAAGGCGATCTTCCTCGTTTGAAATCTGCTTCTGAGTGAACATTTGCATGGCGGCCTTGTCCTTGACGTTCTGAGGCATGCCCTGAAGCATCTGCCGCGTCTCCGGGTCGAGGCCCTTCATCCACTCATCTTTCACGCCTTTATTGAGAATCTGGTCGGTAATCCCAGGTGGTAGATTTTGTCCCATCATTGCCAGCATACCCATCGCATCCGATTGTTCCGACGATAGATTTGGGAAGAGGGTCCGATACGCCGACGTGACTCCTTTTGCCTTCTGGTCGTCCTTGCGCTTCTGGGCGGCCAACTCAAAAATTGACTGCTGATAAGGGGCCACTCCGCCCCCGGCGCCTTTCATCCCGGCCGCGGCTGAATTGAAATTGAAAGCCATTATTGGTATCCTCCATCGGAACCGCCGCCATAGATTTTCTCCATCAATACTGCGTAGCCGATTGAACCACCGATATCTCCAAAGATGTTACCCAGTTCACCAAAGAATTGGCTTCGGCCGGACTGCTCGTAACCATAGTTCTCCCGCTCCAACCCGACATTCCCCGTGACAAGGCCGGATAGAACATTGAACGCGTTCTGCTTCATCTGGGCAGCCTGAATGCTTCCACTTTGATACGCCCGAGCATATTCGAGTTCGGATTGGGCCACCGCATTTGTGGCGGCCTGGGCGACCGGGGCAATGACATCACGATACATGTACTTGGGTGCTTCTCCTGCGCCATATATCCCCCGCGATGCTAAATCGGCGTTAAAGCTCTCCATCGAGATTGGCAGGCGGGACATTACACTATCGACGGCCGCCTGTGCCGATGCTGAGTAAGCCTGCTTATCCGGCAAGAATCCCGTGTAATTGTCCATCTCGTACTGCTTTTTGGCCATCTCGATAAGCCAAGGTGGAATCGTCGGAGCGCCGCCTCCGCTTCCACCGAGACCACCAATAAGGCCGCCAAGCAATTTCGAGCCGCCGCTTATCAGAGACGTTGCAAGCAATGGTCCCATTTTACTCTCCTTCAACCTGAAACCTGACCGTCGCATTATCTGTCGTATCGCTTGACATCACGACGAATTTATTTCCTCCAATCGGGACTATCCAATATCTATTGCCATTACCAGCATCCAAAGACCATGCCATGCCGGAATAAGTCGAATCTCCAAGAAAACTCATATCCTGGCGCCCATCGGCCGTCGAGGTATTGATCGTGACCGTATCGACCCCATTTTTTAGGGTAGCTTTTCCGGCAACTCGATGATAGCCCTTGGCCTCCTGCGATTGATTGATCGGCCGGCCTTCAACATCATAGACCGTCCTGACCTTGCCAAGAATCTCTTGCTCTGAGACCGTCGGAGTTATTGTCGACACGGTGTCCTTAAACGACGTATCGACAGAATCGGGAACCGGTTCTGCCGCCATCACAACCGTCGCCAATAAAGCGATTATCGCGTATCGGATCACTTTTTCCCCTCATCCCAATGTTTGTATCCAATGACATACTTCTCAAGAGTATAATCGCCATAACCGAGGTCTTGCAGCTTCACGGACAGGTTTACGGCAACGCGCATAATAGGATATCTCTGCCGGGTGCTATCCGTAAAATCAAGTGAAATGGTATCGCAGGAAATTGTCCTTTGGCCGTAATTGTCAAACAGAGTGACTATCATCGAATCACATTTCCCGGTTCCCGCAAAATCAAGGTACCCTATCTTCTCCCGAGACAGGCCGTCATCAAAAAAATACTTCGACTGATACGTGGCCACGATCCGCGCACCAGCATCAAGGGTATCTCCAAAATAATTCCATTCATAAAGGGAATCATCGCTCAGGAGAAAGATATACTTATCGGTTGAGTACGATGCACCATTAGACAGGGTGTCGTATTGCGCGACATCTATCAGGCCAAAATCGTAAACCCGCCAGTTGCCCTGCAAGGGATTATATATATACGTCTTAGAAGGAAGAGAATCCGTTACGCCACATGAAAACCAATATTCGTCTTGGATGATTTTGCCGAACGACGACCCGATGTTATTCGCAACCGAATCTATCGACTGCTTAATCGGGATGGAAAGCGCACTCTGATTTCTATCAAAAAATGGGACCGAATATATACCACTCGGATGAGCAAAATATACATTGCCATTAAAACTGGCAATAGAACGAGAAGATGCCGCCCCCTTGTCATTACTTATTTCGCTAATGGTGTATTGGTATAACGTCAGACCAGAAAACTGATAGATTGAATTATATTTGAAAAGCACCAGTGATTGACCGACATGGCCCAAACCATTGAACCAATCACCATTATTGGAAGGTACATCAATGAATTTATCTGAAGGCCATGTCGTGGGCTTACCGAAATCGCTCATATAGATTCTATTGCGGTTCGCACCATCACCGATGGCATACATCCTTGAATTGAGATATTCAATGGAGCTTGGCTGGAACGTAATCGTCGAATCATCCCGGCAGTATCCGGTAATAGCGTCAAGGACGCTCGTTGAATCAAGGTCGTATCGGTAGCGATAGGCATAATATGGGGTTCCGGTTCCACAGGTGTCACTGGCAGAATCAACTTTTATATAAAGGGGGTCGAGGTCACAATATTCGGAGAAAGAAAACGAACCGTAACTATCGCCGAGCATATCGAATGATATACTGTCAGTATGTGTTGCATCGTAGGGGTCAAGTTCGGCAACAATATAAAACTTCCCTATTTTTGAGTCAATGTATGTAAGGCCACTATCCCACGCCATATATGAAGCACTTTCCTGCATGCCGTGTCCGTCCTCCTGCCTTTTGTTTGGGTCGATATACGCCCGCAGCAAATACTTCTTTTCAATAGATGCGGAATCAATCCCTGAAGGAACGGGGATATTGGTCAAATTAGCTTTTGTCACCCAATAACCGATGGAATCCTTCTCATCATCATAATTCCCGATTAATCTTATGGTTGGAGGGGACATATAACTCGCCCGACCAGCGGAGTCCACAAATACAACAGACCACGCGGCCCAATAATTCTCACCGTAAATAGCGATCTGATTCGTGCAGGTGTCGGGGCCCATGCCAACCGGTAAAAGCTGAATACCCCAGGGATAATGACAATAACCACCACGCCCGTTCTCACATACAATCAATGAATAATGTGCTGAGTCGGCAATCGAGACATTTATTCCACCGGGGCAGGCGGAGTCATAATCAAGGGTATCGGTATTCTTCGGGATGGCAGCCCTGCCGGGGAACCACTCGATTTCAATCGTCGGTTGTAATGCCGCAGTTGTCAATGACATCGAATCAATAAATGCGGTGTCACCGACCAACGAATCAATGAGGTGCCACGATTCCCCGAAATTATCTTCACGATAAACACGGATAGTATCACCAGTTCCGGCTGGCGTCAGGCCGTCTACAAATACCATTCCATTAACCGGAGTCACACTATACGACGGAGTAGATGGCGCAGGGCAACCGTCATTACTGTATATGTACCGATATCGGACTGACCCGGTTACGGTTCCGGCGCCGTTAAGGACATGCACCCTCGGCTGCCCCGTGATATACGGCCGGGCAATCATTCTTTTTGACCCGTCATAAACCGACAACTCAGTATTCGAGTTGGCGATTACGAGATTATTGTTCACGATACTATAATCATAACTGTATGGGTACGACAAAGCGCTACGCCACTGGTAATAATCTTCTGCAACAAAGGTAGTACAGACACCATCGTCACAACTGAACAACGACGAGAACCCGGCCTTTGCCAACGCTTCAGAATGGCGGGATGTATCATTCCTCATTACCAACAAACTTTTTGCCGACCAAAGGCCATAATATGATATCAACGATTGGGCAGCATACTCGTTAATTGCAGAACCGGAATATACTAACCTCATTCCGGGGCGTCGTTTGAGATTGCCGTATTTGTCGATGTCGTAGTTATCAAGAACAAGCGCCTGGTTCGGTCGCATCACGGAATTACTGATTGAATTGACCAAACCACCGGAGAAGTTAGAAACCTCGGACTCCTGAAACTCCTGACCCCATACCGCCGTCAAGAAACTCATCAATGCGATTATCAGTAGTATCCAGCGCTTCATTGCTTCTCCTGCACTCCGATCCCCATATCGCTACGGATCATATTCCACAATAATTGGAAGGCCGCATAATTTTCCTGTGCCTGCTTGTAATAACTCACCGCCTCCTGAACGACAAGAACCTGGTCGCGGACCGGGATAGAAACGGTGTCTGTTCTCGCGGTCAACTGACTCGGCCATGCCCGATAAAATATCCTGATTGTCTGTCCCTCGAGAAAACGGGTTCCCTTCAAATATATCTCGGCCTGAGCCGAGGTCTCCCATGCAATAAAATACTGATAGGTGGTCGCCGTCGTATCAATCCGAAATCCGGGATTCATCCATACCGGAGACCATCCGACCGTATCAACACCGCTGATAACTTCAAGGGCCATGACCGCATTTTCAGACAGGCCGACAAAATCGGAAGGCAAAGCATACTTTATCGAATCGAGGCTGAAAGACACATCCACGCGCTTCGGCAAATAGTCCATGTTTCTTGAAATAGAATACTGTGCCATATCGAGGAACAGCATCTTCGCCGTGTCCGGGATCAGGGCATAGCTGGTGTCTTCATTGATTCTCTGATTCATCTGCCATAGCAAATCGCCCAGAGTTGCGGCTTGCAGCAATCCGGGCAGTAATACCAGAAGAAGTATGAATACAATTTTCTTCACGATCCCCTCCCGATACGGTGCATGAGTTGGTTGCGCCGCTGCGTCCTGATGTTCGGCCGATACGACAGTGAAGTCCGAGTCTTGGTCGGGCTCTCCTGATATTTGTCTATCCGATTCATGTATTTGTATGAATCGACTTCGGCGGTCGAAAACAAATGCGGCAACGCCCCGCGCACCCCCGACTTCAGAAGGCTGGTCTCTTTGATAGCATCGACATCATCTTCGGTCGGTTCGCGGAAATAATCTATCTCGAATATCGCGCTCGACGGGGCATAATCTGACAACACTAAATACCACCCGCGGCCGGAAGCGTTATCGGTATCAAGCTCGATGTAACAGAGCCGATACCCATAATAAGCGCCCTGCCGTTTGCGGGTCAGGATGTCGTCCTTATCGACGATTTCGACGATGTTTTTGTAGGCGCCATCACTGTCGACCTCTTGGGACTCGACGGCAATCGCAAAGAAATCGGCCGGAAGTTTATACTTCAGCGTATCGGTAGCGATGGTATAAGTCTCTGTCTTTTTCAAGGCAGAGAACCGACCATCGTTTTGCTGAAGCATATCGAGAGCAATCTCGCCAACTTTCCGACTGATTTCTTCCCTCACCCCGGCCGATGCTTTTCCGCATTCGACCAGGAGAGAATCAACTATATGCGATTTCGACGCCATCTTACAGCGCTATCGCCAGAGGTTTGATTTCTTCCTTCTTATCGGCGATTTCCTTGAACCGTTTGACCGCGGCATCATTATCCAGTTTCTTCAGGTCAGCGCCCGAGGCCACAGCCACAACTGTTTCCTGCGTTCCGGTGGTCAACACGCCGGATGCCCGCCAGTATCCGGTCGGATCGGTGATATCAATGTTGAACCCTTCTTTTCCGCTCAAACCAAACGCATGATGATTGAGCAGAAGGTCACGCATCTTGGAGTTGTGAGTCGTGAACGTCCCACCCTTAAATGTAACTCTTACCGCCGAGTTGGGGACAATGACATCGCGTTTCAGGGCCTTGTCATATACTTCGTCGGCCGCCTTGAGCAGCAGGCGGAGAACTTTTGTGTTTTCGTTTGAAACAACAAAGCTGGCCCCGGCCGGCAGGTCGTGCTTCTGATATTCTTTCGGTAATCGTCTCTCCCACATAATCGCTCCTTTGTGTTTGCGAAGGAAGGGGCTTACGCCCCCCCCACCGCTATGTGATTAATACTTGGACCACAGCTTCGCAGAATCGACCGATGGGCCGACCTTCCAACTGCAACCATCTACTTTGATATAACCGGCGGTCAAAGCGGCCGAGTTCAAGAGATGAACGACCATGCGTTTACCCTTGACCTGAGCCATAACCTCTGTTGCCGGAGTCGTCAGGGCCGGGTATGCGACTTCAGCCGTTGTCGCAGCCGAAGTAAGGGCCAGGATTTCTTCTTTGGTTCCGTCATCGTCGTCACAGGCGTAGACCTTGAGTGTCGACGTTCCGGAAGCAAAAGTTGAAGATTCGACAATCCGATGAATCTGGTGAATCATCTGATGGTCGGTATTGTGTATCTTGCCGGGCTTGCCGCGCTGCGTGATACCACAGGTCAGATACAGCGCATCGCTGTTATCGCCGGTGACGGCATAGCCATTAACCGCGGAGCAATTACCTCCGGTGACTTCCGTGAAGTGGCCGGTGGTAGTCGTGTGCGGGTCGGCATCGGGCAGACAGCCGACAGGAACCATGCGCCAGTTGTCGGTCAAATTGATATGACGTTCAAGGCTATGGTAGTCGGTAATATCCGCGCTGACATCGATGACCCCGAGGCCACCGGCATCCAACTTGGTATCGGTGTCGGCCTCTTCGGAACCTGAATCGCCATGCTTGAATGTCATATCGCCTGTTGATGCAATATCGACAATACCGCTCTCTTCAGCGCCGATGTAGTACAGGCGGAAAAGAACGTCAAGATCGTACAGCGACTCAATGTGGAATTTGTCAACCTCGGAGGCTGACGGACGATTACAAAATATCGGGCTCATCCCATTCCTCCTTAGAATTCAATTCCGGTTATGTAGGCGAATTTCTCTTCAAGGTAGTATTCCCATCCATACTCGCCCATGATATGACCTTCATCCTGGTCGACTTCTTCACGGTCGACTGGCTTGTAGGCGATATCGCGGTTGCGACCATTCGCTTCCAAGTGGACATAATCAATAGCGGGATCGGAAGGAATCAGGAATATGTCACCCATCAGGTGCTCTTCCTGATTGAGAAAATCGACTACGACGATTTCGAAAGTGCCGACAGGGGTTTTAACCTTGTCGATTTCGATGCCATCAACATCGGTGCCCTGGACATATTCGACCAGTTCCAGAGCCCACTCAGCAATCAGGTTCTTCATGAATTGCGAACACACAATCATCATCCCCATTTTGTTGAGCAGGGAAACTTCGGTCAGAATATCCCAGAGGTCACGGCGGGACAGGGTGCCGCCGATAGTGAACACGTTGGTCTCGATAACATCATAAAGGCCGGTGGCTGCGTGCATGCTTTGGGCATAGGTAGTCGTATCGAGAGTACCTGAACCGTAAAGCAGTTCAGCTTCCATCTGGTCTTTGCTCTGCTTCCAAGACTTGAAGAGACCGCGTTCGAACGGACTTCCGCCGCGCTGTTTCGTGGCCCCTTCAGTTCCGGTTATTCTGACCGGATAGGACAGAATACCGGTGTTGAAGGACTTGTAGACCTTGGCGTTGGTCAAGCCCTTACCCATTGTAAAGCCTTCATACATCGCCGGGGGGATGATGAAGAGCTTATCACCGTTGAGCAGGTAATCCGTGGAGACGCCACGCCCGAAATTACGGGCGACAGCGGCAGTGACATTAGCCGAAGCTGCATCCGCAGTAAGACGAATGACTTCTTTGTTTCTGGCATTGACCAACCGCGTCCCCTCGGCGCAGCGTGATCCGACACCAGTTATCGCCAAGCCAGTCGTCGCCTGCGAAGATGTTTCATCGGCGCCACTATAAGTCACCCAGTTTGCATTCGGTGCATCCTCAAGATGTCCGAACGTCACCTGGTCGACCGCCTGATTACCTGCCGTTCTCATAATACGGGAAAGCAGTTTGTTCTCGTTCGGGTCGTTAATCCAGATATTCTCGCCGATTGCTAACGGTCGAGCCTGGCTAATCTCATCCGATGAGTCCCGCAAATCCCGTGTATAAGTTACTGCATTTGGTAGTGACAATTAATTCTCCTTAATGTCTTGCGCGTTTCGCGGCCCGTTGGAGAGCTTCTCGTCCCTGCGGTTTGGACAGGTCGAGTTGGCTGTCTCCGACGTTTTGGCCGGGTTTAGGTTCTGGGCGTGTTCCACCGCCGTGTTGACCGGCCGCACCCTTCTTCTGTAATTCGGCCTGATACTCGGCGATAACCTGCTCCTTGTGCGCCTCAAGAATCTTGGGCATATTCGCCCCGCGCAATGCGAGGTGATGGACTTCAGCGTGCGTCATTTCGCCGCTCATGAGGGCAAGCCGGACGTTCTCCCGGGCCGCCTTCTGGTCCTCCCAATCTTCATACTTGGTCTGCATCTGGTGGTCTTGGATCATGGCGAACTCTTTGCTCATTGTGAGCTTGTGCTCCTCGACGCCCCGAGATACTTCAAAAGCGATATACTTCTTCCGCTCTTCGGGAGTCATCTCCGTGATGTCCTTGTCGCCAAAATCAACCGTATCGCCGAATTTCACTTTCAGTTGATGCTCAGCCGCCAGAGTCTCAATGAATCCCTTCGGATCGGTTTTAATCCGGTCCTCAATCTTCTTGAAACTCCCGAGCTTGTTTCCGATCGTTCCGTTCGTTTTCTTGAGCGAATCGATTTCTTTTTCAAGCTCCGGCAGCTTCGCCACCGACTCTTTGTGTTGATTATAGAAGGCTTCGTAATCAACAGGCTTTCCGCTGTCTGGCTTGGTGGAACCATCGTTAGCACCGACGCCGCCGGAGCCAGCCTTGGAACCGCCAATTTGTGCCCCGCCGCCGTCAGCAAGGGCATCGCCCGAACCGCCGCCGTCGTCAGCGTCGTAAAACCGCCTAAATAGCATATCTGTTACTCCTGCGTTGAGTTAGCGAGCTTAGTCTTGATTATGCCAAGCAGCTCGCGCCAGTTATCACCCTTGACCGCAAAAGCCTCAGCCTTGTTGGGCTCATGCTTTGCCAGATGTTCAAGGGCCCGTTTCTCTATGTTTTTAATCTTCAAATCGACATATTCGCAGATTTTCTTCCACCCCTCTGATTTTGCCAGGGCTAAATACTGCGCGGCCTCTACGCTCAATTCGCCTCTATCCTTCGCTCTCATTGAACACCTCGCAATCCGACGCCGGACATGCCCTGAGATACCCGCTCTTCACCACCGGGCGACAAAGCCATCTGGCCGCCGCCCAAAACCTGGGCCATACCCTGCATCAACTGGGCCGAATGAGCCGCCTTGTGGTTCTCGAATAGGCGCTTTCTCGATTCCGGGAGTATCTGGTAGTCCGGACTATTCATGTAAGCATCGAGTATTTGCAAGTGCTCCTGATCGTTATTGGCAGGACTGACCTGAACCGTTCGGCCCTTAATCATAATCTCAATTTCAATTTGCTGCGGGATATTGTGAGCATTAGCCGCCGGGTCCTTCACGAACTTTGCCGCGTTTTCCGGGCTCAAGTGCATCCACAATTCCTTCAGAATCGCGGGGATGTTATGATATTGCTGGAACGGAACGACAAACTGCATGGCCGACATGAACTGCTGTGTTTTGATTGCGTCGTCCCGAAGCGTCTTGGACCCCTTGGCGCGGAACCTACCACTTCCCGTCAGTTTGTAATCCTCCGGCGTAACAACGACCGAATAAACTCCCTCTTCGCCATAATGCTTAAACCTGGCGGCCCGAGTCATCAATAACTGACTGAGCTTGAATTCCTTCATGTAGATGGATTCGAGAACCAGCTCCTCATACATATCGGAAGTGCACATGAACCGGCTCGCGCTGCCGCTGGCGACGTTCGAGACCTCTCTGGCGGTCCGGCGCCCGCTGGCAAAATTGCCGAGCATGTTCTCGTTGATCCCGGTGATATCATCAATCATGGAGATTTCAAGGCCGAGGTCCTGCATGGCATTCGGCGGGGGTCCGATTGAAGGCTGGTGAACGTGAATGAGTTCTTCCGCGTTGCGCTCACTATCGAAGGTGAAGCACTTACCGGGGAATAGTGTCGTCGACCCGCTCAATGACTCGAGGTCGCTGCTTATAGCGAATACCGGGTCTGTCACAAGATTATACAGGTTTCGGCGCTGGTTTACATCACCATTGATATCGTACTGCATTCGCTCGGCGCGTTGGATCAGGCCCATCCCGGCGAATCGCCCCGGGTTGTGGTAACAGCGCCAAAGGTCAACCATCCAGTCAAAAGTGTCCTGGCGCCGGATAATAATCTCCCCGCACATATGAGCAATATGGTGCTTCGTATGACAGCGGACGATATCGACCTTCTTGGTACGGTACAATGGGTTGTCGACTATGGCCGGGTCAATCGGCTTTTTACTCGAGGTATTCAGCCAGCCATTTTCCTCGAGGACCTTTTCCCGAATCTTCCCGACATTGTAATAGACGCCGAGTGGGTTGTCGTCCCCTTGGGCCATGTCTTCAAGCTCCGACATCTCCATCTGATAGACATCGATAAAGAATGAGGAGTCTTCAAATCCGATTTTGGCATTCCAATCGTGGTAGCATTTGAAATAATCAATGACCGAAACTTCAGGCCGGTCGATTTTATCGGGGACCCACCGCAAATCCATGTCGATTTTCCGGCGAGGCATTTTGTAGCCGCCCAGATCGACCGACTCGATTCGGATATTCCGCTGCGGGATATACCCGCCCTCAAGCCGCCAATTCGTCATGGTCACGGCATAATCAAAACAATGGCATCCGAGCAAAGACAAAAATGCCACATGTTTGAATTTAGTCTCCTTATGGAGGCTCAGTATGTGAGCAGAGATTTTCATAGCGACCAGACTGTCGGCATCATCATCGGGATCATAGCGAAGATATTCCGCAGTAGAGAACAGCGTATTGTAATGGTTACAGACCGCGGTGTCGACTCGAGCAGCGACAACCGGCAGATAGGTGTTGCTCCAAATATTCTCATCGGTCTCGAGGGAGTTGGTTTCCTTGTCCAGTCGTTCGTCGTAGACATCGAGAGCCTGATACATATCGAGATACCGCATACACCGGTCGATTGACTGCGCTTTGGCTGTTTGCGCCGAAGTATAGGTCTCGTTGATATACTCGACGGCTTCATCGTCGCCCATTGACCGGAGCGCCCGCAAGCTATCTGACATAGACATTTCTCCTGCCGTGATTTTGCCGTTTCATTCCGACAATCTGGCCTGTCACCGGGTTTCTGACCTTCACAAGTGGCGTTACTGGTGGGGCATAGACCTTGCCGACTAAGTGTTTCACGTCGAACATATTCGCAAGTAGATGCCGCACATCGTCTCCGGCGTGATCCCATTCTCCGTCTTTTTCCGGGACACGGCCGAGCTTTCCAATCTCGATATCCGGGTAACGCCAACCACCCTCCAGAGCGCCGATATGATATTCGCACCGGGGATGGATAATTACTGCCGGATGTCCCTCCGGAGAAGACATAGCAAAGACCGTCTCGACCAATTCGGTCGATTCGCCGACGGCCAGCTTCTTACTTCTTATAGGAAAGCCCTTGGCCCGCAATATCCCGATATCGGTCTGTAACGACTTCTCCGATGTATTCGACTTTTTCTGATAGCCGGCCGGATCGGGGTGGATTACAAAGTTGTGTTCGCGCCAGATTTTCGGATAATAATTCCGGAGTATCCGTTCTATTTCATTTGCAAGGGCGACGGTGTTCGAGTCTCGGAGTACAATTTCATGGAAGAGTACCGCCTGGTAAAAATTGAAATCCGGGAGCTTATTATACTGCCCAAACAGAGCGCAGCAAACCTTGGTCCCGAAATCGCAAGAAATCTGTACGAGTTCCTTCTGGTCGCAATTCGCCTCGCCTTTGACGAAAATACTGCGCGACCAGTTCGTGATTACTTTCCGTCCGGCGTAAGTCTCGTAGCTGATTTCATATTCCTGTTCCCATACCGACGGTGGGCAACCTTTTTTTTCTTCCGATATCCACCTGTCTCCCCTATCAGTACCTGGTCTTTTATTGGGGTCTGCCGAATAATGAACGCGCAGACAAGGGGTCTCAAAGTCACCCATCTTCATTATCCAAAAACGCATCCCCGGAGCGCACGCGACAACTTCTTCAAATGGAATCGAGTAAAATTCTTCTTTACTCATAGACAATAATTGATCTTCAGAATATCTTTCTCTTGTTATATCATAAGAATCAACAACCTTTACTCCTGCTTGTCGCCCCGTGCGTTCGTCAATACCATACATCATTTGATAGTTAAAGACTTTCCCATTAGGGGTACCTACGGCAACGTAGTGGCCAGTTCTTCCGGTTGTCGGGTAGGCGGCCTTATAGGTTTTTTCAGGATATTCTTGGTGAGCAATCTCATCACTCAATAGTCCAGAAAATGTATATGACCTAAAAACTTTTTCTCCCCGTGGAACCGCAATAATCACGCTATTATTAGAGGGAATTTTGAGTTTATTTTCTGTACCAACCTTCCCGTTTACCCACTTTGGTTCAGGAAGGTCCGGAAATCCGCGAGCTATTAATTGTTCATAAATAAATTCTGCCCGCTGAACAAGAGCCGAGGCGGAATCATCCTCTCTCGACTGGAATGCTATTCGCCGATGTTTATAAAACAATATATCATGTAAAAAGATAGCAGCAAAAAGCCACGACATCATAATCTGGCGTGATTTCTCTATAAACAAAACGTGATGTTCTTCATAGGCCCGGACTATTATACGATACATCAACAATCGAGGGAATGCCTTTACAGGAGCATCCTTGTCATGCTCATCATGGGTATAGACAAAATACTTGAGATAGTTCCATACATCAGTACGGGCAAGCTGAGCCCGCTGCATAAACAGCAAAGCAGACTTTTCGTCGGGCGATAACTGTTGATTACGCAGCGTCATAATCTTCCTCTATTTCTTCGAATTCAGCCTCAACCCCATCGCTCTCCATTTGTTTGATATTCTGCTCAAGGATGTGGGTCGGGACATTTTGGAGAATATGAAGGACTTTATGCTCTACCGTCTGCGTGCCGGAATGCTCAACCTTCACCGCGGGGAAATACTGACCGAGCTTCAGTGCCGAATTAAAATACTTGTGCCGGATTGCAAAATCCGGCTCCTCTTCGCGCTTTACTTCATATCTCACGACTTTCCCGTCCTCGACGATTGGGACCTTCACGTACCGGATACGATTGGCGTTCAACCCCTCGGCCAGGCATCGGCCAAGATCGGATTCAAATATACCGGCCTCTTCCAGGGTATGTTTCAATTTCCCCTGAATCGATCTCTTCACTTCAGTAATCGTCGTGTTCTCGCTGTATCCGGCAATTTTTTTATGGGCAGTATCGGGGAGTTCTGGATTTTCCATTACCGACATAGCAAACGCCCGCTGCTTTGGAGACAATTTCCGGGTCTCTTCATTATCCTTCAGGTAGAGTTCCGCGTTATCGCGGCGATCTTTCTTCCGGATATCGTCAAGCTGGATCGGTTCGCTATTTCTCGACAAATCAGAAACTCCTATTTTTTCGCACTAATATATGCAATACTTTGCATATTTGTTTTTGTCAAGATAAAACTTTACCGTAAGTTGTTGTGCAACAAGAATAGAATATGTGCAATTCTTTGCACACTTCTTACATATTATAGTTATTCGATTAATTCGTGGTAAGAATCACCACTAAAAAAAGTTATATAAGCTCGAGAAGTTTATAAAATCTTCGGTATGAAGTGTCTTTATTCCTGTCCCATTTTGCCTCGCCGACGACATCAAATCCCTTGCTGAATTTCATCGTCAAATAATCAAAGCGCACCGTCTTTACCTGAATCGGTTGGACCATCTTTCGGAAAGAAACCGGGACCGGGACGAGTAACCTTGCAATATTCACTTTTCTCATTTTAGGCTGCATATTTATGCGTATCTTACAGAGCGCGTGAATCCAGATATATTCATAATGGTCAATCGGCAATTCACTGATCTGAGGATTAATAATAGATTTGATGTCGTGAGTCAGGAAGACGACGCCGGGCTCAATCGGATAAATCGAATGCCCTGCTTTATTAACGATCTCGACCTTCTGCTCTGTCGGCACGATAGTCCCTACTCCTTGTTGGCCCTTTTCTTTGATTCCTTCTTAGCGGCGGCTTCTTCGGCGCGGCCGGTTGTCGCCGTCGCGTTTGGCATCGGGACAGAAGAATTTTTGTACGGCGTCAAAATTCGCGTGATGTCGTCTTTGGCGTTTTTTGAAATATGGAATATGCGATTGTCGACGACAATGCGCACAAGGTGTTTATTGGTTCCAAAATGTGTGGGCATACAAACCTCCAATGGGTTTAGGTTTCCGGTACTGGAACCCCTCGGAAATTACGGGTGTTTTTATATACAAATGTTAAAACTTTTAAGCAAGCATTTTTTTAAAAAAAATTATAATTCATTGAGGATTAATAGGTTGTTTATAAGTATTTTGGATAGAATATTAATAGTGTGCAAAGATTTGCAAACATTGATATGTATTAAAGGGTTATAAAAAATACTTGAAGTGATGCTTGAATATTTTCTCGTAAGTGAGTTTACATAGCATATTCAGTTACGGGAAATCGCTGTATGTATTTTCGGGAATATTTTATATTGCAATATGGTTTGTTGATGTAGTATTCTTACCACAGGAGGATGTGGATATGAAAAAGAATAAGGCCCTTTATCCGGATGAGGATTATTGTTGCCCAGGAGTAGTTGCCGGGCCGGGTATGGATTGGATCGGCTTTATCCCGGGCGGTTGCTCGTGCCGATCTTCAAAGGAATGGCACTGGCACCGGAGTGGCTGGATATGCGATTCATGCTATCAGAAAGTGAAAAACATGACAAATGAGGTAGTTTGTGGAAACCAATGACGCCTTGCAGCAAATGAGTTTGAAGACGTTTGCCAAGGAAGTACTTGGTATCGAACTGTCGGATTATCAGATCGCTGTTCTTGATGTAGCAGAGAAGAATGGAACAGTCTTGAAATCAAAACAGTTCCGCGGGTCTAATCCTTTGGCCTGGTACCGGCGCCTTCGAGCCATCGAAGATCTGGTGGCCCCTCAGACAGGTAGACATCGGACAGGGTACTCGTCACCAGCACCTTCTCCCCATCAGGGAAAATGATGTACTTATCGATCTCCCGCGGCTGGCGGCGGATAGCTTCCCGATGCGGCGTACATCCAAAATCATTAAGATGCCCATCAGCAACATTTTCAAGGGCTCGGTACCACTCCTCCCGACCATCAAGATATACCCGCACCACAGGCCGAAGAACCATCGTAGTTTTACAGTGCCGGCAAACCATCGACTTGACATCAAAATAACCACCACTCATCCCAATCCTTACCCTCGTAATCTCTCCAGGCAATGGCAGCGCAGTCAGCCCCTCACATTTATTACACACAATCATCGGCCGATCTTCTGAACCCCGATATCTGTTATCACCCATATTCACATCCTCCTTCTCTAAAACATCCAACCAAACCATACCAAAACCCCACCACCAATGTCAACATAAAAAAAGACGGCCTCAATTCCCTTATGGGGGGCTAAGACCCCAACCGGGAAAAGAAGCCGCCTTCATCCACAAAACAACCATAAACGACAAACGAAGGATCACTATGCAAACCCAATATAAACACATCCAATATTACTCCGCAATATAAAAATTATACCAACCACTAAAAAAATTAGAACATCTTACGAAGAAATATATTTGTCAATATCTTACCCCTAAAATGCCCAAATATCCCATAACCTACCACCAACCATCACCCCATATCAATACCCCCATACACCAAAAAAAATTTTTGGAAATTTTACGCGGAGGACTTAAATCCATAACTAAGGGGGTGCCTGGGGCCGACCGAATCTGAGCCATTACGTATTATTGCAATCTTTTGCACATATATGCAAGGATTTGCACAGCATGCTTGATCGTGTTCATGTGCGGCCTGTTGTCCTCTATACTATACTATGGGGCGCCCGGGTGCCTGCGTGGTGCGCTCCTGACCCGGTGGGCTGGTGGGCTATGGGCGCCATGGTCGGGCCTAGAGCCTACGCACTGTATTCCATACAGTACACCATATAATACAGGGGCAAACACAACTGTCCAGAAAACCGACATAAGTAGAACTACCTATACGAATAGGTAAAAACACCTATAACGAGGAAGGTTGCAGAATTGCAATCCTTGCACAATAAAAGGGCATTGATTGATTGCTGCCTGTTTGAGGTGGTTTGGTTGTGATTGGAGGTGGTATAGAGATTAGAGTGTATATGATGGTGGTGGATTTGGGGGTGGTGGTAAGATTGGGGGTAGATAGGTAAGTTAGTGGGAGGGAGGATTAATATATAATAATATAATAAAACAGAAAGCGTGCCTGTTAGAGAAGTTTTTTAGGGATATTACCACATATAAGGTCAAAAGTATCACAAAGTTAGGTTGATTTAGGGTAGAGATTAAGATAGGATAGAACAAAAAAATACAGGAAAAGACAAAAAAAGACTTGACAAGGTTAAAGTAATTGGTTATAGTGCCGATAGTGATAGAGTACTATAAGGGCGAAATTAACCGATTAACCTATGGGAGATGTGAAAATGATTAACGTAGAAACAAAAATCGATGGCGACATCCTGACTATTATGGTGGATCTGTCAAAAGAGGCCGGGCCATCTAAGACCGGCAAGACTATCGTTATTGCGACGACATCCGGCAATAAGCCGCTTGATCATGATAGCGGCGCGGTCCTGGGCCTTAATATCTATAAGCGCAAGAGTTGAGATCCCAGGCGGGCGCCTATTCGGGCGCCTGTCTGAGCTTTTAACTATTAACCGGAGTAATGAAAAATGTATCAAGATGATCCAAGGGAAATAATAGCCAAGTTCAAGTCCGTTTGTGCGGAAACCGGAAATCCTTGAGCATTGGATCGTCACAAGCTGGTTTGCGGATAAACTTGAGGAACACGGGGAGAAAGTTATTCGCAACTTCTTCGGGTTGGACGCTATTTGGTGTCGTAGATGTAGCGGGCAAGCAATTCTTTTTGATGGTGTTATTGGTGAAATCGCCGCAGAGATGGAAATCCTTAAGGGCCAAAAAAACGAATGGAAGTGAGAGCTTAACCCCCAGGCCGGGTCATTCTGTGGCTCGGTCTGAGCGTTAAACTTAACACTATATAGGAGGCAATAAAATGAAAGCAATCGCGACAAAAGGCGGCTATATCGGCCAAAAATGGTACGTTGATATTATTGGTCAACCGAGCGATCGGCGTACCGATGGAGTACCGAAATCGGTAGCGCGTCGAGCGGCGCGGCTGATAAATGACAGCGTATGCCAGGACGTAAGCCGCGCCATAGAGCAGGCAAAAGTTGAGATATCTTTTTTCAAACCATAAGGGGATAATATGAAAAAAACTTACCCTTACCCACACGAAGAGAAGACCCGCGCCGAGCTGTTTAACCTTCTCGGAGTCCAGGGCGGCACATGTCACCAGTTGCCGGAATTGATCCGATTAAAGGATTATCGGAAGACGCGATCTTTGCCTTTGGTGTCGATGGTGTTTAATCGGTCGCTGTTCTGGGGCTCGGTGCAATATGGCAATGAGGTTGTTTTATGGGAGCCGGTTGTATCTAAAATGCAGTGCCAGGTATGGCGCCGGATGGAAATCAGCCCAGATCTTGAGCGCTGGCTTGTGGGCTATGTCAATAATCGATTGAATTGAGAAGGGCGGATCAAATGAAATTTGACTATAAGACCCGCGATATCTTCACCGGCGAGCCGCAAAGAATGCCGCGCAAGAAGACCAGAAAAGCGTTAGACGAATTCAGAGACCGCCAGACGGTCGATTTGTTTTTAGGCGATACAGATGACGAGTCTGGGCGGATCGTCAAGCCTGCGCCACCGCCGGCGCCTTCTGTGGCGGATATGCTCGGGATCCCGATTGTCAAAAACCGTAAAGAGCTATAAGGGGGACAGGATGAGGACCACCGATAGAGAATACAAAAAGATATTAAGGGCGGCTCAGTCCGAACTTGGGCTTGTTAGTATGGCGGCCGTTCTGACCCATGGCGGCAACTGTGCCCGTTATATATCAAAATGGGTTGGGACCAAAGTCACATTATCGGCCCATCGCAACAACCAATGGGCTTTCAGTTTTTTTGGGGGTGGTGGGCGTTGGTACGAGGTCCCGGTTACTGTAAAGGAATGGTCGGACGCGGCCGCTATGAAAACAAAAATTGGAAATATACTATTGAACGAAACCATTAACCGATGAGGACGCTATGTCAACCAATGAAAATCAAGAAAGCATGGATTACCACAAGCTTCGAGACGCGTTTGACGAGTATCAAGCCGTGTTTTTTAATCCAATACACGGAGACTTTAATAACAATATGAAGCTATGGGCTTTTGAGCCGCATGGAGAAACGATATCTGATGGCACAAAATGCGGATGCATGTCGGGCACGACATTAAAAGAAATCCCTATTCCGGAGATGACGGCCGGACAACGGGTCGAGATTGCGATTCGCTGTGTAATGGTTGTCTATAAAGACGATAAATGGCTGTCGTGGGCTGAGAGGTGGCTATCAGGAGAAGATAGAACAAAAATATCTGCCTATGCCGCCCATGCCGCCGCCGAAGCCGAAGGCGTTGATGTTATTGCAATCATCCACTCAGTTGTCGGCAGGAAGGAGTAACCAATGAAGCAGGTTAAAAACATGATCGGTTGCGGCATACTCATGGTGGCGTTCGGTATGCTGGCAATGTTCGACTACTGGTTTATCCCGTGGGATTATTACGAGTACGACATTGTTCTGTGCGCGCTGTTTGCGATTGGATTCTTATATTCATGGATAAAGGAGTAAATTATGGGACTTGATATGTATCTTAATGCTAGGTGTTTTCTCCGGCACGGAGAGGACTACTTTAAAAAAGTAGTTGCCGACCAGTTCCCCGATATTGGGATGGAGGTACAAGAGGTAATATTTGAAGCAATGTATTGGCGTAAAGCCAACGCAATCCACCGATGGTTTGTTGAGAACGTGCAAGGCGGGCAAGACGATTGTAAGCCCTATTACGTATTTGAATATCAATCCTCATGGTAAATAATTAAAAGAAAAGGAGTAAACTATGTCAGAGCATTACGACCGTATGGAAGATTTTGAGCAAGAAGTGAGAGACGATATACAGGCCGAACTCGAATCGACGGCCTCGGAGCCGGAGAAGCAGGAAAGATACGCACAGGAAGCCGCTGACGACGTTCTGCGGGCATTTCCGAGCGGTGGCACGGTTCGGGGGTTGTTGGAATTGAATAATCATATTACCCGGCTAAAATTTGAAACAAGGCGGCGCGACCCTGAACTCCGGGACAAACGGCTTTTGACGGTATTGCTCGATTGCCAGAACATCGTATTGAGCGAACTGGAAAAGATCAATACCGAATACAAACAGACCGTACCAGCGGAAGTGGCGCGGAAAATCGAGAAGGGGGAAGCGTGATGAAATATCCATTATGGGAATGCGTGAAGAAACTGGACTGGTGGCACTATATCATGATTGTATTCGTCATACTCGGCCTTTGGGCGCTGATTGCTGTCGGCCTGATTTGCACCGGCGAATTCGGATATCGGCTATGAAGGAAACTACCGGACGGATCAAATTGTTGAAAATCATTTTTGTAGTAGTTGCGGCGTTGGCGATAGCCAGAATAATAATCGATGTGACAAAATAACCCCATTGTAATACCCCAAAGAAAAAGCCCCAGGGGGGAAACCTTCCGGGGCTTTTTCATGCCTGAATAAATAGAGCTAATGGGCTTATGTATTATGGCTTTTTACGTCATCGTCGCCTCCCTTCTTGTCTCTTGTATCGCGGATTACCCGCTTCACGATATATTTCAAAATCAGAAGCAACCCGACAATCCCGGCAACATAAAGGATTAGTATTCCCAAAACCCCAAATAGAGTTATAGTCATCGAGACCTCCATTTGTCGGATTGTCGAGGAAGATACCTTGATAAAACAGCACGATTGATCGTTTTGTCTTTATGGGCAATGCGTGCCAGGTCGATAATCGGACGTAAAGTACAGGCCGAGCACACGTTAAGAAGCCTCGTCACCCCTCTGGCGATCAGAGATAATTCATTGACCGCAAAGCCTTCGTCGCAGGCATCACATTTTTTCCGCATAATCTTTTTTTCGGATAAGGGCATTTCTTCTTTTTCCGACATAAAATTTATCCCCTTTCTGTCAACGTTATTTGACCACCTGTATATGGCTCGTTTTGACCGGGCTTATTTCTGGTAAGCCAATGGACAGCTTCGGCATAAGCGCCCCGATTCCTGATAATGTTTCACAGTCAATGATTTCAACCGGCCAATACTCATCCCTGACGTATTTCTCGTACTTATTCGGGTCGAATTCGACCGCGCCTTCCTCGGTTATGATTGGCGGGCATACAGTTATTGTGTTGCCTAAGACATCAAGGTTGTACACATAGAAAAATTGCCCGGTGAGGCCGAGCGTCTTCTTCGCCAGATTTGTCAATTCCCTTGTCCTTACCATGAAATCAGGGGCCTCACCCCTCTTAAATGTAAGCGAGACAAGCAATGTCTTGGTAGCGTCGATGAACGATTTAGCCCTAAATGACAGCACTGGTTCACCTTTTTGCGGATTAATATAAAATCCCCACTTCATAATTGATACTCCTTGTTTTTCTTTGTTTCCGGCAGATATTTGTCGCACAAATACCGGATCAGGTCGCATTTATTCCAATCATGAGCTGCACATGCCGCCAGTATCCGGCCGTTCAGGTCGTCGTCAACCGTCACGGAAAACATGATATTGAACTTGCCCCTTGCTTGATATTTTATCAGTCTCACGGGTTCCTCCTATAATCCGGGCCCTTGAATTCGAAGTACAGGCACCACGACTTGTCGGCCAAGCGGGAATACGATCGCTCGAATCCGGGCCAGACAGACAGGTCTTTCGCCGATATGTTCGTTGTAATCCAAGTCGGTTTCATGTTTGAATATCGATAATCGATGATTTCGCCGAGCTGTTGAAGGTCCCAGTCCGTCACGTTGCCGTCCATCATGTCATCGATGATAAGCAACGTCGGCCGCTTCCAGGTTTCCATGAGTTCGGCCAAATCCTGCTCAGAATCCTTTTTCAGGCTATCGCGGATCATGGCGCTGAAGTCTCGGTAGTGGATGTACTCGGTCACGGCAAGAAAATAGTTTAGAATATATCTGACGGGAGGAGAGTCCTGGGGGGAATAAAACCGGGAAATCAGAAATGCTTTAGCCATTGAAACAAGCGCCGCCGATTTCCCGCGCCCTGGGAGCCCCGCCAAGACGACGCCAGAGAATTCTACCCCGACAGTAGATAGCTTCAACAATTTCCCCTCTATAGTCCCGTGGCGGCCGTCAAATTGGCATTCCCAGAGTCGTTTCGGGAATCCGAGCCGGGCCACAAAGTTCAGAGACAACAGCCGCTTGTCTTCTTCGCTCAGTTCGCCGCATTTACGGCATAGCAGACTGTCCGGTAGAACCTTCGCCGAAGTCCGAGATGCGTCGTTTTGATTTTCCATTGTTCCCTTTTCCTCCGTTCTTATTATTATTCGGCAACCAATTTTTCATGAATTTGTACCAGTCGGTCTTTTTAGATCGCGCCGAATGCTCATATTTGATAAGCCAGTTCTCCATGCGGCCAATTTCCTTGCGGAGATACTGCGACGTCAGGCCGAGTTCAATTTGCAGGCCCTTGATTTCATCCTGATTGAGGACTCGCCATTTTTGGAAGTCCTGAAGG